CCATCGGAGCAGTCCGGCTTTGAATGTGAAATTAAACAGTACATAACCGATAATATATTTTCGTGCGCTTGTGCGGCTTCGTGTCGCGCAGGCGCATTTTGCTTTCCAGACTTCGAGACAAAGTGTCCCGAGGTGCGGTGCCGTTCTCCGCCATTACTCCATTTCGTTTCCGACCAACCCCGAACAAACTGAAATGGAGGATTTTACGATGACTACTATCAATTTGAAAGATTTTTATTATTGGTACACGCAGGATCAGCTTATCGAAGTTTCTGACGAGGTGGCCGAGGTATTCAAGGCCGATGCCCGCTATGAAATGGCCTACCAGCGGCGGCTCTCCCGGCACAAGGCGCAGTATTCTCTGGACTGCGATGACGGGATTGAGTATTCCGCTTGCCTGCATGAGCCGACCCCGCAGGAGCTCCTTGAACGGATGGAAACCTTTCTTCGTCTGTGGAACGCTCTCAATTCTCTGCCGGAGATCCAAGGCCGTAGAATTGACGCACATATCATTCTTGGCAAGTCGATTAAGGAAATTGCCGAGGCCGAGGGCGTACATGAGGAGTCTATTCGCCAGTCGATCAAGCGTGGCCTTGAACGCATGAAAAAAACTTTTTGATTTTTTCTTCTTAACCCACTTGGAATTGATGAAAAAATGTCTCGGTTTATGAGAGGAGGTTTTCTTCCTAACGCAAGGGAATAACGGCAACCCTGAGTAAGTACGTGGAGCCAGACGGTGGGTGCGCGGTGACATTTCCCAAAAGAGATTGAGCGAACAACACCAACACTGTAAATGGGCCCGGCCATCCCAAGGCCATGATCCGGCGCTGAACAGGTTGGCTGCCTGTTCCTCCGGGCTTGTCGCTTTACTTGCGTTGAGAGCGCCGCACAGAAAATAACGATTGTCTTTGGACAGGCCAAGTAAATATGTGCGGCGCTCTCTAATATTCAAAAACTATAATAAACCTCGAGACAAAGTGTCCCAAGGTGGAGTAAGGCAACAGGCCAGCATCCCGGTGGTGCTGGCCTGTTGCGTTTCCCCACCAAACAGCGGGAGGCGTTCTATCAATCTGCGAAGGAGGTTTACCGTGAAATTAACTACACAGGAACTTGAACAAATGAGAAGCGTTGACATTGGCGCGGTGGCTGCCGAGTCCCTGCCTGATGTGAGCGGTATGACCTTTGACAATGCGCTTTCCCGAAAGGAGCGCATCTCTCGATTTTTGCAGACTGTCAAAAATCCATACTGCTTTTGCATCGGTGGTGTTGGCGTGAAAATTGAATTTGCTGAAAGCGGGCCATCTCTCCAAGATAAGCTGACGGATTTCCTGCTGCGGCAAAGAAGCGGGCTGTAACTTCGGTTACAGCTCGTTTTGCTTCTTCGAGACAAAGTGTCCCGAAGCGGAGGCATCCTTGTTGTCCTCCCCGGACAGAGTTATAATATAAGTGTAATGTGATAGGGAAGGAGGAACAATGGCACGAGCAAAAAACAGAGGGTATCAGCAGAGTTTCTCTCCCTCTTACACAATCCGCCGCTGGCGGCTGGGCATCTATATCCGGCTTTCAAAGGAAGATTTGAAAAAAGGAAAAGACGATAGCAACAGCGTAAAGAACCAGCGTGACCTACTGAACGATTTTTACCGACGCAACATTGACGAGTTTGAAAGCATCACGGAATATGTGGATGATGGTCATACTGGAACGGACGCCAACCGTGAAGATTTTCAACGGCTCTTGGCGGATGTCATGAGTGGTAAAATCAACTGCGTTATAGTAAAAGACCTGTCCCGCTTCGCACGAAATTATAGCGATGCCGGAAGTTTGATCGATAACCTGTTTGTTCAAATGGGTGTTCGCTTTATCAGCCTTGCTGAGAATGTGGACAGCTACAAGAACCCCGACAGCGTTTCAAATATCATCGTTCCCATTACAAACGTGATGAACGATAATTACTGCTATCAGACTTCCAAAAAGATCCGGCAGGTATTTGATTACAAACGGCGCAACGGCCAGTATATCGGAGCATTTGCTCCTTACGGCTATGTAAAGCACCCAAAGGACAAGCACAGGCTGATTGTTGATCCCGATGCTGCTGAAAATGTCAAACTCATTTTCACAATGCTTATTCAAGGGTCATCAAAACGTGCTATCGCGCTGTACCTGAACGAACACGGCGTACCGAGCCCCTCGGCTTACAAGGTACAAAAGGGCTTGCCTGTTTCGACAAGAGGGTATGACGATCCTATGTGGGGAGTCCGCATGATCCACTCCATTCTTACCAATCCGACCTACACCGGGGATTTAGCCCAAGGCCGAAGCCGGGTGAAAAGCTACAAGGTACACCAGATTGAAGCTGTTCCACGCGAGGAATGGGTGGAAGTGGCTGGAACGCATGAGGCCATTATCGACTATGAAACTTTCGACAAGGTACAGGCTCTCTTACAGCGTGATACCCGTACTTCCCCGAAAGGCCGTGAGGTACATTTATTCAGCGGCTTTCTGAAATGTGCCGATTGCGGGCGGGCCATTACCCGATGCGTTGGCAAGAACAACAATGTATATTATTCTTGCTCAACCTACAAGAACCGTTCCCGGACAGCCTGCACCATGCACTCAATCAAGCATGAACGGCTGGAGGCTGCTGTTTTGTTCGCTGTACAGCATCAGGTACATTTGGCTGTTTCCTACTCGGAAATCGTCACGCAGATCAATTCCGCTCCAATCAAAAAAAGCCAGTCTTACCGACTGGACGATCTGATAGCTGCAAAAGAGCGGGAACTGACAAAGATAACACGCTACAAGCAATCTCTTTATCAGGACTGGAAAGACGGTGAAATCACCCAGCAGGAATACCGGGATATGAAGGCTGACTATGAACGGCAGACTTCTGATATTTCCGCGGTGCTTACCCGGCTGAACGCTGAACGCGCAGAACTGGCAAACGGTGTGGACAACGAGCATCCTGCACTGGTAGCCTTTATGAAGTATCAGAACATTGAAGCCCTCAACCGTGAAATCTTGGTTGAACTTGTGGACTATATCAAGGTCTATGAAAACGGCAATATCAGCGTGAAATTCAAATTTGCTGACGAGCTCCGCAAGATTGCCGAGTACATTGAAATTAACACTACGGAAGATACCGCAGTACGTGGATCTCGCGGGATACGCCGCCTGCGCTTGTGAAATCACGGCACACACAGAGAAGAACGAAGGTGCAGACGGATGATCGATTATGAAGCATTTATCACGAAAAAGAGTACGCAGGCGCTCCACGCCGCAAGTCTGCAAGTATCGCTCGACGAGCTGAACCCGAAGCTCTACCGGTTCCAGAAGGACATTGTGCGCTGGGCGCTGGCGAAGGGGCGGGCGGCGGTCTTCGCGGACTGCGGGCTCGGCAAAACCCCGATGCAGCTGGAGTGGGCGCACCAGATCATCAAGGCGCACGGCGGCATGGTGCTGATTCTCGCGCCGCTTGCCGTTTCCCCGCAGACTGCCGCCGAGGGCGTGAAGTTTGGCGTGCCGGTCACAGTCTGCCAGAGCGCGGAGGATCTGCGCCCCGGTGTCAACATTACGAACTATGAGCGGCTGGACAAGTTCGCCGGGCAGACCTTCTCGGGCGTCGTGCTGGATGAGTCGAGCATCCTGAAATCCTTTGATGGCAAAGTTCGAAATCAGATCATCGACTTCTTCAGCAAAACGCCGTTCCGTCTGGCGTGTACCGCAACGCCTGCGCCGAACGACTACATGGAACTCGGCAACCATGCAGAGTTCCTGGGCATCATGTCCTACACGGAAATGCTGGCGATGTTCTTCGTCCACGATGGCGGGCAGACCTCGAAATGGCGGCTCAAGGGACACGCCGAGGATGTGTTCTGGCAGTGGATGGGCAGCTGGGCGGTCGTTATGGGCAGCCCGAACGATCTGGGCTATGGCTATCCGAACTGGAATCTGGAGCTGTTCCAGCAGGCAATCAAGCGGCTGCATCGGCAGGGGCAGCAGAAGCCCGTGATCTGCCATTATCTCTACGTTCCGGAGGGGATGGACGAAGTGATGATATCGCGGGCAGGACATGACCGCATACCAGGCGGAGCAGAAGCAGCGGTATTTTGAGCGGCAGATCCGCAAATGGAAACGCGAATACCTCGCGGCGCAGGAGCTGGGCGAGGATACGGCAGAAACGGCTGCAAAGCTGCGCACATGGCGCAGGGCGCTTTCCGGATTCCTGAAGGAAACGGGACTCAAGCGGCGCTCGGAGCGCGAGCGTGTGGAGGGCTTCGGCCGGCGCGAGGCTGCAAAGGCGACCGCGCAGGCGAAGAAAACAGGCTGATTGAACCGCCCGGGAGGCGGTTTTTTCATACACAAAATCACATCCACGAAAGGAGAACAATCGCATGGAATTTCTCAGAGAACTTTTCGGCGATCAGGCGCTGACCTATGAGCAGCTGCATCAGGCGGTGCAGAGCCGCGGGTTTGATGTGGTCAATGCGCAGGGCGGCGCGTATGTGCCGAAATCGCAGGTCGACACGCTTCAGGGCAGTTTGTCGGCGGCGAACAAAAAGCTGGAGGGCTACGACCCGGAATGGAAGGAGAAGGCGGCTGCCGAGCAGCAGAAGCTGGAGCAGCAGAAGATGGATTTCGCCATCGAGAGCGCTGTGGCACGTGCGAAGCCCTACAACGTCCGCGCGGTCATGGGGATGCTCAACCGGACGAAGCTGAGCTTCGCAGGCGGCGAGGTCATCGGACTTGACAAGCAGCTGGCGGATCTTCGCAAGAACGAAGACACGGCTTTCCTTTTCCCCGAGGAAAAGAAGACGCAGACCGGCATGAGCCACGAAGGCGGTCATGAGGTAGGCAAGACAGACGACAAGAAGGAACGCGCCAACGCGGCTTTGAGAGCGGCGTTCGGTCACTAAGAAAGGAGCAATAAACAATGCCGAATATTATTTCCAGACAGGACGCTGAAGCTCTGATTCAGGAGCAGATCGTCGGTACAATCAGCCAGGAGGCCCCGCAGCACTCGACGTTTATGCAGCTGGCACGGAGACTTCCGAACATGACGAGCCGCCAGACCCGTATTCCGGTTCTGGATATGCTGCCGATGGCTTACTGGGTCAACGGCGACACGGGCTTCAAGCAGACCTCGATGCAGAAGTGGGAGAACGTCTTCCTGACTGCCGAAGAGCTGGCGGTCATCGTGCCGATCCCCGAAGCCGTTCTTGACGACGCGAGCTTCGACATTCTCGGCGAGGTGCAGCCGCGCGTTATGGAGGCAATCGGGCAGTGCGTGGACTCCGCCGCGATCTTCGGCGTAAACCGCCCGGCGGGCTGGCCGATGGACATCATTTCCCGCGCACGGCAGGCAGGCAACAACGTCGCGCCCGGTTCGAGCCCGAACTACTACGACAAGATCATGGGCGAAGACGGTATCATCGCGAAGGTTGAAGCCGCCGGCCGCATGGTCACGGGCGCGGTATCCGGTATGGGCATCCGCGCAAAGCTGCGCGGTCTGAAGGGCACGGACGGGCATCCGATCTTCGTCTCTTCGATGCAGGGCGCGACGCCCTATGCACTTGACGGCGCTCCGATGTACTTCCCGCAGAACGGCAGCTTCGATGAGACTGTCGCGCAGCTCATTGTCGGCGACTGGTCAGAGGCTGTGTATTCCATCCGCCAGGATGTGACGGTCAAGATTCTGACCGAGAGCATTATCCAGGACCCGGTGACGAAGAACATCGTCTACAACCTCGCGCAGCAGGACATGATCGCGCTGCGTGTCAAGTTCCGCGCGGCATGGGCGCTGCCGAACCCGGCAACCCGTATGAACGCCGAGCGCATGAACTGCCCGTTTGCGTATCTGGAGCCTGCGACGGCGGCCACCACCTACGCAGTTACCTTCACGGTGAAGGACAACGCGACTTCTCCCGCGGTGATCTCGGGCGCAATGGTCGACGTGGAGGGCGCACGCAAGAAGACCGGCGCGGACGGTACGGCGGTCTTTAACCTGTTCCCCGGCAGCTATGATGCGAAGGTCACGAAGAAGGGCTGCAAGCCTGTCGCGGTATCCTTCGACGTTTCGGATGAGGCTGTGGCGCAGGCGATCACGCTGGTTAGCGAATAAGGAGCGCCGCTATGACGGCGTATGCAAGCTACGTCTATTATCGCGATGAGTGGTGCGGCACGATGGCAAAGGAGGACTACGACCGCCTGAGCAAGCGTGCCAGCCGCTATCTCGATACGCTGACGATGCGAAGGATTCAGGGCGCGTGGGCATCCGATACGCGCGTAAAGGACGCATGCTGCGCCGTGACGGAAGAGCTTTACAATCAGGAGGACGGCGGCGCTGCCGTCGCCTCCGAAAGCCTCGGCTCGGCGAGCGTGAGCTATGCGTCCGGTACAAACGCGAAAAGCCCGGATGCACGGCTTCGCAGCGCGGCGGCGCAGTATCTTATGACAACGGGGCTTTTGTTCTGCGGGATGGGGTGATGCGATGCGCAGATTCTGTACGGATACGGTGACGCTGTTTCACTATCTCGGAGAGGTCGACCGGAAGGCAAGCTATGAGGCGTTCGTTCTCAAAAACGTCCGGCTGGAGGAAAGCCGGGCGACCGGCAACGGTACGGCAGGCAAAACGCCTGCCGATACCGCGACGCTTTACATTCTCGACCGCTATGCCAGCAGCCGGGAATGGGGGCTTTCCGACGATGGGCGCGATATGTTCTGCCCCGGAGAGGTGCAGAAACCAGAGGACGCGGGGACGCTCTATCGCGTGTCGGCTGTCCTGCGGCGTAAGGCGGCGCGTTCGCGTCTGAACCATTGGGAGGTGCTGGGCAATGCAGATAAGCGTGCAGTTTGACCGCGATGACCTGCTGCGCCGGTTTGAGCAGCGGCGTAATACGGCGCAGGTCTGGCTGGACAGCGAGATCCTGCGATCGACCGAGCCCTTCGTTCCGATGGATCAAGGCGACCTGATTGGCAGCGGCGTGCGCGGCACGGTTCCCGGCAGTGGGCTTATCGTGTATAACAGCCCGTATGCGCATTATCACTACGTCGGTCTTGTGCGCGTGGGACGTGCGCCGAAGAAGCTGACAGACCGGAAAATGCAGTATTCTCAGCTGCATCAGGCAGGCCAGGAGCGCGGGAGCGCGTGGTTTGACCGCAGCAAGAAGGTCAACCTTGCCGCATGGATCGCAGGCGTGGAACGCGCAATGAAGGGGAAGTTATGATGGAAGAAAGAAGACCGATTCCGTATGCGGACAGCGCACAGATCGCTGCCGCACTGATGGATCATCTGGAGAAGCTGGACGCGCTCAAGGGCGGCATTCGGCTCAACGATCCGGACAAGGATCCGTGCGTCGCGCTTCAGATGCTGCCCGGCTCCGGGAAGACCGCAGAATACATGGACGGGAGCTATGAAGCCCGGTATGATTTCGCGGTTCTGCTGCGCATCGACGGACGCGACAGCGCACAGCGGCTTGCGGCGGCGGTGCTTTTGGACACGATCAGCCGGTATTTGCAGACCAGTTTCCCCAACATCGGAGAAGGGCGCAGTGTGTCCGGGCTGGAGGCGTCTTCTGCGCCGTGTACGGCGGCGGTATATGAAGACCAGACAGAGGACTGGCAGACCACATTCACGATGCAATATATGCAGGAGGGATAAACAACTATGGGATTTCCGAAAAACTATAACCGGAATATGGCAATCAATCTCAAGGGCGACGCGGCGGCGGACGACTACAAGCTGATTGCATCCGGTATTCTGTCTCGCACAAACAGCATTTCCGAGTCGAAGTCCAGCTATCAGTACATGGATAACCGCGGCTCGGCAGATACCGACGTGACCGGGCAGGAGGTAAGCGCGGCGTTCACGGGTCATCGCAAGATCGGAGACGCGGCGCAGGACTACATTCTCGACGAAGTTCTCTACGATCTGGACAAGCGCGAGGTCGAGTTCCTCGACTTTGACGATTCCATCGCGGCGGGCAGCCCGAACGGCTGGAAGGGCAAGGCGCGGCTTCAGATCACGGACAACGGCAGTGGCAACGCGGCAGACCGGCAGAGTATCAGCTTTACGCTCAACTACATCGGTAAGCCTGCCCGCGGCACGGTTACGAAGGACGCGAGCGGCAAGCTGACGTTTGCGCCTGCAACCTGATATGCAGTATCCGAAGAACTATGAGCGGCTGGTGCTTCTCAATATTGCGGACGCGGACGAGGGGGCGAACTTTCGCCCTCTTGCTGCGGGCGTGATGAGCAGGAGCCACAATTTGCAGGAAGAAGCCGCGGCAGAATTTTACGATGAAGACGGTCCGCGCCCGGAAATGACGGCGCTGCGGCAGACGTATGTGATCGACTTTCAGGGGCATCGCGCGGCGGGTGATGCGGGGCAGGAGCGGATCTTTGACGATCTTGCGTATGATGTGAGCCGCCGGGCGGTTGAATTTATCGATTGGCTGCCGTCGGGCGCGGCATGGCGCGGCGCGGGCTTGCTGACAATTACAGACAGCGGCAGCGGCGAGGCGGCGTACCGGCAGAATATCAGCTTCAGCATCCGCGCGGCAAAACGGATGCGCAGGGGTACGCTTCACTACGACGAAGAAGCAGACCGCTACGAATGGGAGGAAGATTTCAATGGGCTTTGAATTTCGCAAACAGGACAGCGTGGAGATCTGCGGCAAGCGGTACGCGCTGGACATCTCCAGCCCGGAGTTTATCGGGGCAGTGACCGAGGACTTCGCGGCAATTTTATCGAAGTATAATGTCTTCCAGCAGCTTCAGAGCGACTGCATGAAGCCGGGGATGACAAAGGAAGACATGGAGGCCGCGACAAAGCAGCTCATCGAGGAAAATCAGAACATTGCAGAGCTGGGCAGGGATTTTATTATCCGGGCGCTAGGCAAGGATGCTTATGAGCAGATTTTTGCCGGTCGTGCGCCCAGCTCTGTCGATCATATTGAGCTTTGCGCGTACATTTACCGCGAAGCGATGCGCCAGCGGCAGGCACTGGCGAAAAGTTATGTAAACAAGAACAGGAGGGAGCGCCGTGCTGCTGCGAGAGCCGCCAAAAAGTCTGGAGGTTTCCGGGAAGGTTTATAAAATCCATACGGACTTCCGGATTTGGCTGGGCTTGCAGGCGTTATTTCAGGAAACGGTGCTGACAGCCGAGGAAAAGGCGCTCATCGCATGCAGGCGCGTGTACGGAAGGAAGATCCCCGAGAACATGAACGCGGCGCTGGACGCGCTTCTGTGGTTCTACGGGGGCGGGCTGGACGCACCGGATGACGAGCCGCCAGAAGAACGGCTTCTCGACTGGGAGCAGGACGCGGCGGCGATCTGGGCGGATTTTAAGCTCTATTACCGAAATGACCTGCGCCGGGCGCGGATGCACTGGTGGGACTTTCTGGCGCTTTTTACCGCCCTTCCGGAAGGGAGCGTCATCCGCGGGCGGATGAGTCTTCGCGCGGTGAAGCTCGGAGAGATCAAAGACCCGGATACGCGGGCAGAGTACGCGCGGCACAAGGCGCGGGTGCGGCTGGACGGTGACGCGCCCGATATGGATGATTTTTATGCGCATATTGCAACGTAAAAAAGCCGCCCCAGTGTGGAGCGGCTTGACGGCTATGGGATTTTATGGCGGGCTTCATACGCACTTCGCAGCGTTTCCAGAGGTGTGAAGAACAGCGCCTTGCGGCGGAAGAAGTAGGCAAGATTCAGCCCGGACAGCACAAGTGTAACCGGCAGGAATCCGAGCCCGCCGGTCACGACGACCTCCAGCGCGAACGCGATATGCGCCAGAAGATTCACAACGAAGGACACGGGCTCGACCCAGCGAATCAGGAGGGCATTGAGCAGGAAAAAGACCATGACGCCGAGATGTAGCCAGTATGCAAGATCGAGCGGCACGTCTCCGATGGTGAGGATGCTCAGAATGCGCGAGAGGGCGAGCCAGGGGAGAATCAGGTTCATGTAGACCTTGAGATATTTCATGCCGATGCCGTGTGCTGGGTAATAGAGCATTTTCTCATTGAGCGCACGGCAGAAGGAGAAATCTGTGGTATAGTTCCCGTTTTCGATATAGCGTTCGTCAATTTCGCCGGTGGAGACGCGGAAGAGAAAATAGACGATCAGCGCGACGAGGGCGACGGGAATCATGGAGACGCAGAGGACAGTCAAAACGGACATTGCAGTTACCTCCAGAGTTTCATCCTACGGGAAATTGTAGCGTATTTTCTGGAAAGAGTCAATGCCGGGAGGGTAAAATGGGCAATTACGATGGCAGCGTAAAAATTGATTCGAAGCTGGATCTCGACGGGCTGAAAAAGGCGGTCGGGGAGCTGAAGCAGGTCATTTCCGACGCTGTGAGCGATATCAAGCCGAAGCTGGAGGAAATCAACGAGGCGGCAAAGAACACCGGGCAGGAGGCGGCCAGCGGCGCGAGAGCGGCAAAGGAAGGCTTTGCAGATCTCGGGCAGGGCGCGGAGCAGACGGCGCAGAAGGTGCGCACGGCCGCTTCGGCGTTCAACATGGACGAGGCACGGGAGCAGCTTCGGCTGTTGGAAGGGCAGCTTGCGCAGACGAATGAGAAGATCGAAGCGCAGCGGGCTGTCGTAAAGCAGCTGGAAAAGGAGCTGCGCGTGGCGAAGTTCTCAGATATCGGTGTTGAGAACGCGGAAAAGAAGCTGGACGCGGCGAACCGGGCGCTGGAGGGGCTTTATCAGGCGGCGGGGAACTGCTATGAAGAGATCGACCGGCTACATGAGCAGATGGGAGACGCGGCGGATGCTGCCGACACGATGGCGGAAAGCACCGATCAGGCAGCGGAGAAGACCGGAAAACTGGCAGATGCTGCCGCTGAGAGCGCGGAAAAGGTCGGCAAGACCGGTGACGCGCTCGACCAGATGGGCGAAAAATCCGAGAAGGCCGGCAGCGGCGCGGAGGGCGCGGGCAAGAAGGCGAAGAAGTCCGGGGACGATGCAAAGAGCGCTTCGGAAGGCTTCAATACGATGACTGTTGCGCTCGGCAATCTCATCGCCCGCGGCATTGAGAAGCTGATTACAAGCCTTGCAAAGCTGATTGAGAACACGCAGGAAGCCCGGCAGAATATGGCGAAGCTCAAGGTGAGCGCCGAAGAAGCGGGCGAGAGCATGGAACACGTCGAAGATTCTCTGCGCAAGCTCCAGGGCGTGAGCAGCGGCAGCAAGGACAATATTGAGGCGCTGGCGAATCTGCTGCAAGCGGATTTTAAGGGCGAAACGCTCGATACAGTCGTGGAAAATCTCGCGGGCGCGGTGGTGCGGTTCCCGGAGACTTTGAAAATTGAATCGCTGGCGGACAGCTTGCAGGAGACGGTTGCGACGGGGAAAGGCGTCGGGCAGTTCGCGGAGCTGCTGGAACGCTGCGGCGTGGATATCGATTCCTTTAACGCCCGCATGGAGGCGGCGGGCGGCACGGCGGCGCGGCAGAACATCGTCATGCAGACGCTGGCGAACACGGGTCTGGCGGAAAGCTACGCCGCCTATGTGCAGAACAATCAGGCGCTGGTAGAAGCAGGCGAGGCGTCGTTTGACTATGAGCAGGCGATGAACGATCTGGCGGGGACGCTGGAGCCCGCGCGGTTCGCGGTCTTGCAGACGATCAGCGATTTTATTGAGGAAAACGGCGAGACGCTGGAACAGTGGGGGCAGATCATTCTGTTTGTCGTTTCGACGATTGTTGAGATGCTGGAGATGCTGGCAAGTCTGCCTCCGTCGGTCACGATCATCATTACGACGATCATTCTGGCGATCACAATTTTTACAAAGGTCAACAAGGCAATCAACGACGGAACCGGCGCAATCGGGCAGCTGGCGGGCGCGTTCCGCGCGGCAAATCCGTCGCTGATGCAGACGGCGATGATCGTAATGATGGTCGTTGCGGCGGTGTCGCTGTTGGTGTATCTGCTGGTTGCTTTGACAGAGGGCGCGGAGCGTGCCAGCTCCACGATGGACGCATTTGCAAAGCGCTCGCAGAGTACGGCAAGCACAGTGTCCTCGGCGGTCAACACGGCAAAGAGCCAGGGCAAGCAGAACGGGTTTGCCCGCGGCACGGCTTCGGCTCCGCGGGGGCGGTTCCTCGTCGGTGAGAACGGTCCGGAGGAAATTGAGCTGCGCGGCGGCGAACGGATTTACAGCGCGACGCAGAGCCGGGCGCGGCGGGCTTTAGCGACGGGCGGCGGCTCCGGGGGCGTGGTTAACAACTACTACAATCTGGACGTGTCGAAGGTGCGCAGCATGGCGCAGGTGGTGGAGCTTGCCGAGAGCGCCCAGCAGTATAACCGGAAATACGGGAGGTAAGCATGGCACAATACATCAATTCCCGGCTTGTTACGCTGGACAGCGCGCAGTTTGTAGAGGTCAATGAGCTGTATCCGGACTCGCGCTATACGCCGGTAGGACCGGCGGACGGAAATCTGGCAATCTCGAAAAAATGGACGCTGATGCAAGGAACGCTGCGCGAGGGCGCGGCGGTGGCGATGCTGGTCAGGTGGGACAGAAGCCTGAGCGCGGCGCAGCAGTTTGACAAAAAGCACGTGTGGTATGACACGTCGGACGGATGCTCGATGGTGTTTACGCCGGTCTATATTTCAGACGGGTGTACGTCTACATACATCGCGGTGCAGGTCGCAGCTGCCGGCTTTGAGCCTTCGACGGTGACATGGAACACGAAGCCGAATCTGGCGACGGTCGATCAGCGGTGGGCGTCGACGATGCTGGCGGGAACGGAAGTTACATGCCGCCCGCAGGGATTTGCAGACATCGGCGCGACGGAGAACCTGCGGCAGGCGATCAACAACGGCATGTGCTTTATGGTCATGGCGAACGACGCGCGCCCGAAGGACAGCACGGCGACGCTTTTTGAGTCTACATTCCAGCTCAAGCTCAGCAGTATCCAGATGACTGTCCGTGTTGCGGACATCAAGCTGGAACCGGCGAATTTGTCCCCGGCGGCGGGGGCATATACCGCGCCCGATGCGGCGGTGGTGCTTTCGTGGACGGTTCCGGAACCGGAGTATTACTTCAATACAGCGCCGGTGCAGGCATCCTTTGCCGTGCAGTATTACACGGTCAAAGGCGGCGTGACATCCGCGACGAAGACGATCACGGGAACGACGGAAACGACGGCGACCATTCCATCGGTCGACATGACAGGCGCGGAGGCGGTAAGCTGGCGCGTGAAGGTCACGTCGGACGACGGCATTGAAGGGGAATGGACGGCATGGCAGCGATGCACCTGCGTCAACCAGTCGGGTAAGGCGACGGCTCTGAGCCCGGACGGAGCGAACATTACAGAGGGCGAGACGGTCGTCTTCTTATGGGAACACAGCTCTGTTTCCGGACGGGCGCAGGCGGGCGTACAGATCCAGATGAAGCCCGCAGGCGCAGAGGATTACACGGACGTTTATACCGGCTCGACCACGGCAAGGCGGGCGGCGGTTGTGCTGCCCGCAAGCGTGACGGGGACTGCGGGACAGGCGGCGTGGCGCGTAAGGACGCGCGACGATCTCGGCGCATGGTCACAGTGGTCTGACCCCTTGTATGTGTTCATCGTGGCGGCTGCGGCGGCTCCGGTCGTCTCCAACATCAGCACGGGGACGGCGCTGCCGGTCATTTCGTGGCAGAGTGCGAGCCAGACGGGCTATCAGGTGCGCGTGAAAGACGCGGCGGGAAAGACGGTCTATAACTCGGGCGTTCTTCCGGGCGCGGAGCAGAGCCACAAGGTGACAGCGTATCTTCCAAACGGGAGCTACATCGCGGCGGTCACGATCTGGAACGAATACGCCATTGAGAGCGCCGAGGGCACGAAGAGCTTTACCGTCGCGGCTCCCGCGCTGGCAGCCGCGCAGATCTGCGCAGGCGGCGTGAAGGGCGGCGTGCGGGTGCGCGTGACGTACTGCCCGGCGGCAGAGCGCGTCGTGCTGCTGCGTGACGGCGTAGCCGTTCTGGCGGCGCTGCCGACGGACGCGGTTTTATACGACTGGGGCGCGGGCACGGGGACGCATGAATACAAGCTGCGGGCGGAGACGGCAGAGAGCTTTTCTGAGAGCGCGAGCTGCTGGGCAGCGCCCGAGATCGACTGCGCGATTCTTTCCGCGGCAGACGCGCCGGGCGAACAGATCAAGCTGCGCATCAGCCGGGACGCGCCGCCCGAACACAGCGACAGTTTATCTCTCGAGGTGACGCAGCGGGCGTTTCAGGGGCGGGCGCTGCCAGTCGCGGAGTTTACCGGGCGCAGGACGCACACGCACCGGCACACATTCAGCCTGCGGCGGGCGGAAGAGCTGAAGCAGCTCTTACTGCTGATTCTGGCGGAGAAGACGCTTTTGTACCGGGACCTGTTCGGCAGGCGGTATTTCTGCATCTGCGAGTCGCTGCCCGTAAGCTATGACAAGTATTCCAGTGACTTTACGCTGGAGCTGGAAGAGGTCGACTACAAGGAGGGCGCGGTATGATTTCGCTTGCAACGGGTGGCTATACCGCCGCGCAGGTAAGACGGGCGCTTCACGCCGAGCGCGGGGCGCGGGATGTCTTTTATAAGTTCGAACGGCTGAACGCCGACAAAGTGCCGCTGGGGCTTCTGGACGCGGTGGACGGCTCAATCAGTCTGGACTACAACGCGGACATCATGCGCACGGGACGCTTCACAATCCGGGACGATCCGCGCGTCGACTGGCAGGCAGAGCTGCTGCGGGTGTGGTTTTCGTGCATCATGCCGAACGGCGGCGAAGCAGCCTGGCCGCTGGGGCTGTTTTATATGCCGACGGCTCCGAAGCGCGGGAGCGTTCACGTTTACAGAGAGGTTGAGGCATACGACACGACGACGATCCTCTGGGACGATCAGGTGAGAACGCGATACCGCATCGCGCGGGGGACAAAGTACACGCAGGCGCTGAGCGGGCTATTTTCAAGCGTGGGCGTACACGACGCGATCATCGAGCCGTCGGAGTCGGTGACGCAGACGGCGCTGGAATGGGACGCGGGAACGCCGAAGGGCGAGATTGTGCAGCAGCTTCTGACCGCCGACAACTATGAGCCTCTGATGGCAGACGCATGGGGAAGGTGGATGTGCCGCAAGTACAAAGACCCGCGGGCAAGAAGTGCGGAGTACAGCTACGAGGCGAATGAGCTGAGCGTGCTGCTGCCCGATCAGACGGTGGAAGAGGATATTTTCCGGATTCCGAATGTGTTTGTCGGCGTGGTATCGCGCCCAGACCGGCCTGCGATGAGCTTTTCGTATGAGATCACAGACCCGAAAAGCCCGCTGGCGGCAGTAAACCGCGGCGGGCGGCACGTGACCGAGACGAAGATCTATGAGGACGCGGCTTCGGCTATCGCGCTGGAGGCAGAGGTACGCAGGCGGGCAGGACGCGCGACGAGCTATGTATCGAGCCTGAAATTTCAGACTGCGCCCATGCCGCACCACGCGGCGGGGGATATTTTATGGCTGGACGCGGGAGACGTGCGCGGGAAGTATCAGGAAACGAAATGGACGCTCGACCTTCGCGCGGGCGGACAGATGACGCATGAGGCGCAGAAGGAGGGGATTTTATGATTCCGGAGAATCTGTTTCAGACGGCAAAGCAGGAGCCGGTACGGGCGCAGCTGGCGACCGTGACGCAGGTCACGGAGGACGGCGTGATGCTGCTCATCGACGGAGAAAACGACGCGGGGCAGACCGCGTGCCGGTATCTTTCGAGCTACAGCCCGAAGCCGGGCGATAGAGTCTATTTTCAGCGCGTCGGTGGGGCGATGCTGGTGATGGGGAGCGTGATTTGAGATGGTGACGCATGAATTGACGGTTTTTCCGGATGGGCGCGTGGACGGGAGCGTTTCGGCGCGGAACGGAGACTACAAGAGCCACACGCTCCACTTTGTCCTTGCCGAGGGGCTGACGGGCGCGAGCGCGAAGCTGATGGTCTGGGCTCCGGGCGCGGAAAAGGCGGTCGTCTACGACACGGCAAAGGGAGACGGCAGCTGCACGGGGCAGGATGTGACGGTCACGCCGGTTTTGTGGTCGGGTCCGGGCAAGACGCGGCTGCAATTAGAGCTTCTTAACAGCGCGGGCGGCGTCGTATGGCAGAGCAGGCGGTTCGTCGTGGCGGTGGAGGATGGGATTCCGGATGACGCGGCGGTTCCTCCGGTGATCGATATCAGCGACGCAACATTGACGGCAGACAACGCGCCGTATGGGGCGGTATTCTATGGGGCAGCCGGCCGCGCGGTGGGCAAGGTTCCGGACAACCGCATCAAGCCGCGCGGGTGGGAGGATATTCCGATTGACTATATTAGGACGCGAACGGGCGCGGTTTATTTTCATCGCGTGGCGGATGATCTCTTCTGGACTTGCACGCCCGGAAGTCTGGCGCTTACATCTGTAGCGCTGATGCTCAGGACGCGGTCGGATGTGTTCGGTCAAATCGGCATCGTTGTCGGCGGTACTTCGTACCTGGTAAGCTCTGGAAGTACGCAGACGATTACAGGCGTAAATCTATCGAGTGCGCCGCTTGCGTTATCTATTTCGTGGCGCGGCAAGGATGGCGCAGCGCATGCAAAGGTCGTCCGTGTGCAGGCAGTCGCGGCGACGGCTGAGCATGGTATTTTGCAGATCTCAAAAGCGGCAGTCGGCACGGGAACCGCGAATACTCCGGAAATTGTATCGCGCATGGGCGAGAACGTGGGATACGTCGAGGTTACAACGGAGGCATCTGGGGATGTGGTTCTGACGTGCGCGGACTATCATGCGTGGGCGGTGTACCACGGGGCGCGGTATCAGGCAGATGCTTCAAGCAAACAGATCACGATTCCGAATGTGGACTTCCACGAGGGCTTTGCAAGAATTGATATGCTCGACCCGGGGACGGGGTATCAGGCGGCGTACTTCCTCATGAAAGAGCCTGGAAAAGATGACGTTGTGACGCGCACAGCCATTCGCGCAGACTGCGCGGCTTCATTTCTCGCGGAAAGCACGGATATCTATGACTACAACGCAAACGGCTTCGGACCGCCGACGACGGAGATGGCGGTGTATTCAGACAGCGTTATGGTGATTACCAATTACGGCACGCTTTATGATGGGGGACCATGGCTGCCTGCCGACGTGGGTGCGTTCTATGCGGTAAACGCAAGCGCAAATGACACACTGGACGCACAGATCACGACAGTTGCGACAGAAAATGGTATTACCGTAGCCTTTGACGACTACGGCGGCATCGCAGAACTCGGGGACGAAACGAATCCGCTTGCGAAGGGAAGTCTCGGGCATGGCAGCCGGTGGCTGGTGTTTGTGGACGGCGTACCAGTCACAGCGCCGGGCTTTTTGACGCATATTCCGGTCAACGCGAACATTCGGCTGGAGTTGGTGTACACCTGCGCGGATGGGATCGATGTAGGATTTCCGTATGCGGGAGAATAAACGAAAGAAAGGAAGAATCACATGGAAAACAATATTCTGGTGAACATTAAGGCGTGGATCACGGCGGCGCTGGCGGTGCTGACGGCGTTCTGGGGTTGGTTCGGCTGGCTGGTTGTGGCGTGGGTATTTCTCATGCTCGCCGATTGGCTGGTCGGCTCTGCGGCAGCTGCAAAGCGCGGAGAGTGGTCGAGCGCCAAGCTGCGCGAGGGCGCGTGGCACAAGGGCGGGATGATCGTCATTGTCATTGTGGCGGTCATGGCAGACTGGGTGATTGGCATGATCCTCGATAACGTGCCTGGCATTGCGCTGCCGTTTGAGTACACGACGCTCATCGGACCGTTGGTTGTGATCTGGTACATCATCGGGGAGCTGGGCAGTTTAGCGGAGCATGGCGTGAGTCTGGGCGCGAAAGTCCCTGCGTGGCTGGTGAAGCTGCTGGCGGCTGGCAAGAAGGCAGTCGATGACGCGGGCGGCAAGATGGCAGGCGAGACGCAGGAGGACGCGAAGGAGGACGCGCAGGAGGTCGAGGACGCATGAGCATCAAGATCGGGCAGGCAAGCCTCGGAGAGACGGGCGGGCGCGGGCAGCAGCCGGGCAACCAGAACGGACGGGAGCTGAACTTCTCCAACTGGTATAACGGTCACTGGCTGGGCATCCTTCGCTTCAAGAACGCGCAGGAGGCTGAGAAAGCGGCGCAGGCGTGCGAAGACGGCGTAAGAAACAAGAACATCGGCTATGACATGGACGGGCGGAACACGGCGTACAAAGCCGCTGAAACCGTCGATTTCGACCTCGGCAGGATTGATACGCCGGTGGAGACAGATTGTAGCGCGTTCATGATGCTCTGCGCCGTGTCGGGTGGCGTTACGGAGCTGAAGGAGCTTTTCAGGAAGTTCGGCAACAGCTGCACGACGTACTGCATGATGCACGACTGGCCGAAGACCGGTCACTTCGAGCTTCTGACGGGCGGGAAGTATCTCTGCTCCGACGAGTATCTGCGGCGGGGCGATATTCTGGTATCGTCCGGGCACACGGTCATGGCGCTTGCGAACGGCGCGAAGGCGTATCAGGATGAGACGCGGCAGATCATTGTGGACGGAACGATGAAGACCGTGCGCGGGCAGCTGGTGGGCGGACAGAACCGCATCATGCTTGCGGATCTTCTCGCCGCCTGCGGCATTTCGACGGGCGATCTTGTCGGGCTGCGGCAGTTCTGCGAGGCGTTCGGCTTCGAGGTCGGAAACAACGGCGCGACGGCGATCATCCGCACGAAATAAGAAAAGCCCTCCTGCGCGTGATGCGTGGGAGGGCGTTTTTCGTGACAAATTTCATGACAAAAATCGCTTTTACGGAGCTAAAAAAGTGTGCCAAAAGGTAAAAACTGTTTTCCGTTTTTGGCAACCGGAAAAGGGCGAAATGGCGTTGATATATAAGGAAAAACCCGCAATCTCAACGATTGCGGGCTTCTGGTTAGGTGGTCGGAGTGTCGGGATTCGAACCCGAGGCCTCTTGGTCCCGAAGGTTGGTCGG